GTGTATTTACCATTTATTTCTCTTTTGAAATTCCAATCTAAAACATTCTCAGGTGTTAATATTGATATGTATGGTCTAATGTCTTGGTCTAGTTCTTCTGCTCTTGTGTTTGTTGTAACTTTTGGTTTGTCTAAAACCATAAAACAATGTCCATAAATAGAAGCATAGTTTTGAGCCTGTTTCATTACAGAGTCAAAATTATTACCATCTAAATCTGCGTCTTTTAAGAATGATTCTAAACTAGGTTCATCAGCCATAGCACCAAAATCTCTTGATGCTTTTACTCTAAATAAAAATGATGAATAGATTTGTATGATGTTTTTACAATGATTATCGCAAGGTGTATTACCAAGTCTTTGATTATACTCGTTGTCTAATTCTAAATTATATCTATTAAGATATTGACCTAATGTATAATCATAACCACCATTAAATGATCTTATGTAATATTCCCATTGATTAACATTTTCTTTGTAGTCTTTGTGGGTCTCAAATGCTTCGTCTCGTGAATATGCCATAATCTATTTCATTGTCCATCTAGTAGGTCTTGAACTTGGCATCTGAACTACTAAAGGTTTTATGTAATCAATCATATAACCTAAAGCATCATTCATATGGTCAAATCCATCCTCTTTGTTAGGAATATTTGTATCTTCCTTGTATGTTTGTCTTTGTAATCCTTTTATCAATGTTTTGCAAGATTTGGAAACAAAAATATGACGATTTCCATTAGTATCTTTGAGTTTAGAATTTACAGCATTGATTCTATCTCTAACTGCTGGATGTCTATTTTTTACTTTTACATGAAAGCCACCATTCTGTAGTATTGATAAATCTGTTCTCCCACCAGCACTTGTTTTTCTTTGTCTTGAAGCTGGGTCAGGGTAAATAGTTATGTGCATCTTTGTTCCATACCTATCTCTTATTTCTTGTACCATTTCATCAGTATTACTTGAATAAATGACTATCTCATCAACAATATATATCTTTTCTTTTTCTATTTGTGCTACACAACATGACATTGGATTCACATTAAAGTCCATGCCAATATGTAAAGGTTTTCTAAAATCTAAATGTTTTTCAATAACAGAATCCACAGGATGAAAGTTATAGTAGATAGCACCAGCATAATTTTCAAATGTACCCTCGAACTCTTGTCTAAATGTTCTTTGATCTAAATCTTGTTTTGCTTGATCGAGTTCTTTTTCTGTAACCATTCCACCCTGTAATGTAGTGAATTGAAAGCTTTCCCACTCAGGGTCTTGCTTTCCTTTTAAGTACATTTCATAACTCCAATTACCATAACCTTTTGGAGTACCACACATCATAACATGACCAAGTGTATCTGATATTGATGCTCTTAATACTTCAAACCATGCTCTCTTATCTATATCTGCAAACTCATCTAATATAAGAAAATTTAAACCTGTACCTCTTAGTGTATCAGGCAGATCAGCAGATTTTAAAGATATGGTGCTGTTAGTTTTTCTTATAGTTATTGTAAGTGTAGTTTCGTTAATATCTTCTATCCAATTAAACTGATTAAGAACTTCTTTTAATTGACTCCAGCAAATGTCTTTAGCCATCTTTAATGTTGGTGCTACATACCATATTTTTTGATTTGGTTTTGATGCGTATTTCATCATTTCAGTTATAGCAAGATATGTTTTACCAAATCTTCTGCCTGATATTAAAACTCTAAATCTTTTATTTGACGATGATATAAGATGTTGTGGTTTTGTTAGAGTGATCTTCATTACAGCCAAACTTTATATAGATATTATATTTATTAACATCATCTTTGCCTAATTCAATAATCTTATCATAAGACCTTGTGTAACCATCAAGCATACAAGTATAAGCATCTACATAAGTTTTATTTACTCGCATTGGTGGAATACAAGAAGTTTTACCCTCTACATAAGCACAGATAACCATAGTTAATACATATTCCACTTACTTTTTCCTTTTCCATTTTCTTTGAGTTTTGACTCTCCAAGTCCAATGAAATATTGATCTTGTTATCTTTTCTACTTTTTCTAAAAACCAATCTATCATTATTAAGACTCATAAATTATTTTAATTTTTCTATCCTTAATATTTTGTTATCTGCATCTAATTCAGCTTTTACTTTTGAACACATAAAGGTAGCATTGCTATTCCTCGTGCTAATCCTTTTTTTTTCAAGGCATTTTGAGATTGATGGCATGTAAGTCATTTCTATAAGTTTTTGTTCAGTACCTACAAACATCAATAAAGCTATTATTGTTTCCATTAGTGATTACCATTTCTTAATTTTTCTATTTGTTTATTTATATTATCTACTTGCTCTTTTAAATGATCTATATTGACTTTGTTGTATCTACTAGCTTCTATCTCTTTTTCAATAGATTCTATTTGAGATGCTAAGTGTTCTATCAGCATAAACATCTCTAAGTTTTTTGGCTCTTGTTCAGCCTTTTTTAGTAGATCAGCTTGGAATAAAGTATCTGCTGTTTCTAATGCACCTATTCTTCCTGTAAGATTTGCATAGCCAAATACTGCACCACTAACCACAAGAATTATCCCAATTAAATTAGCGAGTGGTAACTGTAACTTAGACTCTGAACTGACTCTAATTGTATCGTCTTTTTTACTCATATCTTAAACCCTTTTCGCCAACTCTTTACTGCCCAAAAGACAGGTTGTAGGTTTAGCTGTTTTCCTGATCGTTTTGCTTTTGCCAAAATTGGTGCAAACCTTTTCATAAATGATCTTTGCCTACTTGGTATATTCTTTTTGATTGATAATCTTTTTGAACCAAATCTTACTATTTGTACTCTGCCTGTTCTTTTGTTTCTAACATAGACTCCAAACTTTTTTGAAGCTGATGGTGTTCTGAAAGGTTTGTTTAGTTTTCTATTTCCATGTAATGACATAATTTGTAAATAACACTAATCATCTACAAATGCACCCAAAAAGATAACCACTTCCATCATTCATTACATGAAGATTTAAAGTATCTACATATCCTGAGAGTTTAAGTCTAAGAATATCACAGACATCAAAGCAAGTAGCCTCACTAATGATTTCTATACCTTTGAGTATTTCTTTTGTTACTGGAACTAACTGATACACACCATCATTTAGGATTATTAATTCCATTATCTTTTAAAATGTCTTTGTCTCCATTGGTTGCAAACATAAACATCTTTTACATGAAAGCTTTTATAAACATTACAAAATGCGTGTTTGTTACTATATTGCCCACAGTTCCCACAGCTTCCTCTACCTTGTGATGGTCTAAAATCCTGTGGTAATCTAAAATCTATTATCTCTCCATTTGGGTAAAAGTTAGATCGTTTATTCATTTGCCTTGTCCTCTGTAATAAGGTTTTTTACCAAGCTGTCGTCTGCGATTTTTATTCATTGATGAAGTATTTGGTCGTCTGCCAATGGAAGTACCTTTGTAAGTTTTCTCGTACAGTACAACTGCACCATACACATTACCTTTTTTCTTTGCCATTTAGATCTTTTACTTCTTCAGCTTTAGCTTCTATAATTAATGGTAAAGGCTCTGTTGTAGATGTTGTATGTACTTTATCAACCATGTTTAAGTAGTTCTTAGACAACCATATCAAAAGCTTATCATTACCTTTCATAGCTTTTTCGTACATTCTTTTTCTTAAACTAGCTTTACCTTTATTTTTATTAACCTCTAATAAATCGGCAAATCTTCTTTGTAATGTTCTTGCTGATATTCCTACGATGCTTCCGATTTCTTCCTGAGTACATCCAATTTGGCTGAGATTAGCGAGTATTTTTTCATCAATAGACTTTTGTGGTCTGCCCATCTGTTTCTTCTTTTCTGCCTTATTTATGTCGCTTTTCATTGTTGATTCTTATACCTCATTTCCCCAACAATCCCAACCCTGTACTCGTTGTCTTGCAAATAATTCTATTCTAGGTAAATCTCCACATAGCTGTATTATTCTATCTCTTATCTCATCAGGTTTTCTGCTATGTTCTTGTCTTTTACTAATGATTAATTGTTTTACAGCTTTAGATAGTCTTTTGGGTTTACCTTTAGTTGCTAATAAACACATCTCAGGATTTGCTCTTGTCCAATATCCTAAACCTGTAAAATATCCATCTGATTTTTTATTTTCTTTGACCCATGTAAAAGCTACTGTTTTATAATTGAAACCCCATCTTTTAATAGTTTCAATAGCTTCAGGAAGCATTGGGTCAATAACCCATATGAATAAGATGCAATCATTATCACAAATTGAACTAACAGGTAAATTATAAATATCATTAATATTAAGGCAATTATAATGCTGTAAAGCAGATCGTTTATTCCCTTTATCAGAATATGTTTTAAAGTACCAAGCTGGGTCACAATAAATAATATTATATTTTTTTTTTGGAAATGGAATCAAATTTCTATCTTTTTAAGTTCCTTGATACATCCTATTGGAAAAACATTACGATCACTAAAAGTTTCATCGTCATAACTCGCAAATGACCAAACACATTTTTTATTTTTTTTGTAGATATAACCCATTGTGGTCATCAAAGCTGGTTTCATGTTATCAAATTCAGTTGCAGAAGCATGAGACCCATCGGCTAAAATATCATACCAAACAATCTTATAGAAATAATATTTTTTCTTACCAATTGAAATGTGTCTAAATTTTGACTTTTTTTTTACCATCTAATGTTTTCTATGTATATCTGATTCAACTATTGCTCTGTAATATTCAAGCTGGGTTTTGAGCATTTTATTTTCTAATGATAGTTTTATCAATCTTTTTCTGACATACTTAAATATTCTTAGTAATCCAATCATCTATATTTTTTTAATGG